ATCATGGCTATGATATTTGCATCAATTGAGGCTTTTTATAGATTAATGGATGATGTTCACTCAGATGCTTGGTCAAAAAGATTACATCCATATAGAAAGGCCGCGGTTTACGGTGATGACAAGTCAAGTACAACAACTGATTCTAAAAATTTAACACAAACAACAAACACACCAAATTTAAGTAATATTCCAGTTTATCCTTGGCCACAATATTATGTTCAGACAAATTCTGATAAAGGAGAACAATATGAATTAAGATACCCTGGAGACCCAAGAGAAATTTCAAGAACAAAGGCAAATAATTTTGATGTATGGCCTGAAGTTCAATTTGTTGAGGAATACATGAAAGGATTGGCTCAACGTTCAAGTCCAAACAATGGTCCATCGGGTGATAACAACGAGGGACGTTCAATAAATAAAATTACAATCAACGCAGTTGAATTCCCAACTACAAATATACCTTATACTGATTATGATACTGTTAAGTTTTTATATGAAATTTATGAAAGGGTTTTATTAGCGACTTATTGGGATAGAATTTCTACATCTGGTGCCACATCATTATCTGTATACAATACCTTATCTGATTTAGAAGTCACCAACATTAGACAATCCTTAACAGGAACAAGTCCTGCATTAACTAAAACTCTTAAAAATATTGCATTTACACCAAATAATTATTTGGGTGTTTTAAGACAAATATCAAATGATGGTACTGGTACAAGTTGGCAACAACTTATTAGAGGTATTTTTACTTCTGAATACTTAAGAGGAATTACAACAAAAGATTATGCAATTTTAGAAGATAGTTTAATAACCGCAGCATCCACATCTACAGAAAAAAGTGTTGAATCTTTAAAAAATGTTGATGAATATGTTAAATCAACAAAGTCCACAACAACAGACATTATGGATGTGTATCCATTTAGAAGTGATACGTGGTCTAAACAACATTTAGCAAATATTAAACAAGTTAAGTACGACAGATATACAACAAAAAATAGTTTATATCTTAATACTACAAAGAAATATATTACAAACTATCAAGTTGGGGTTACTGATAATAACCAAAACAAACCTTTTGTTAATAATTCATTTTTAACATCACAAACACCTATAGTAACAACAACCTTTAATAATTTTTATGCGACAAGAAGAGCTACGGAAGTATACCTCCCAACTGAAGGTCCTTTAAATTATGTAAATAAAACAGGAAATGTTTTTCCTGAACAAACAGTGTCAATGTTGAATACACCGTTCTTTATTAATGCCTTACAACAAGATGTGCAAGCTGACAGAAACAATGGTGTCACATCACCATACATTAAATCCGCATATCTTTTTTTAAATTCATTACCATTGTCAAATCTTAGTGAAAGATATTTTTCATTAGAACCACCTGATTGGTCTTGGGGTACTGACCCAAATGAGGGTACTTATTTGGATTATATTTTTGCAACATTAACAAAATTTGGCGGTGTTCATAGATTACCATATTCTTGGATATTAAAATACGGTTCTATTTGGCATAGATATAAAACATTTGTTGAGACAAATGTAGATATTTTAGATTCTGTATGGACAAATGTAAATGCGGCTAATTTATATGACCCAGCAACAAATTCGTTAGAAACTCAATATACATTTAAAAATCAAAAAAATGAAAACTTTAATATTGTTGGTCAATTTAACAATACTGTTAGTGGAAATACAATATCAATAATGAATCTTGGATTTTATCCAAAATTAATGAATGATGTTTATTATTTAATTGCTGGACAAGATTTAATAACAGGATATACAAATACCGAAATTCAAACCGCGGTTAATGAAGGTTTGAATGTTGGTCCTATTAGTAATTCTGCAATTTCATTACAAAATGGTTTTGACCCAAATAACCCAAATAGAAGTTTAAATATGAATGTTTGGTTTAGTTCTTTTGACACTAAAAACTCAACCAAATTTAAAACATATCAACAACAAAAAACTATTTTAATTCCAAGTTTTTCAACAAAGTATAATCAAATTAGTTCTGAATGTTTTAAACAAAGTACAACGGGTAATACATTAACTTTAACTCAAGAGGTGTTTAATAACTCTGCGGTGTATAATGGTTCGGCTAGAACATTTTGGACGGCACCAAATTATGGTTATTTTGAATTACAAAGTATTACTAAACCAAATTACAATGAATATTTTAAACAAATTTTTACTGGTGATTCAAAACAAAATGCGGTTAAATTTGGTCAAACATATACAAAAATTGAAGATGTTTTTGGAACGTTTAAGAAAGAAATCTTAGATTCATTTGAAACTGAATTTTTAAATTTTACAAAATCTTATAATGATTTACCTGCCGACCAAATATCAGGTAGTACATTTATTAATAGAAACTTTCAATCAATCATGGGAGAAATGTTAACAATACAATATGTTGATAATACCCAATCATATGACAATTATATTACAACTTGTAATAATTCACAAAGAACTAAGATAAGCGATGTGATTAATTCATTTATGAATTATAACATAGCTTTTAAATATGGTAACCCAAGTAACTTTGATAGAAAATTATTTGGTTCTTTTACAACATTACCTGAATTTAAAGTTGTTGACCCATATACCTACAAACCTTATGTTCAAAATACATTACCTACTGATGGTGGTACTTTAACATTTGCACAGTCATATACATTAAATCCCGATGCTTGGAAAGCAATGTATACCAATGTTGGATTTGCAACACAACCAGGTATGACATATTCAAACAATGGTAGTTATTATACTGATTTCTTCCCAACAATGAATGTTGAGTTTAGTCAGGCTAACGTGGTTAATTTTGCACCTCTAATTAAAATATTTGGTACACAAAAATTAATTAATAATGGTACGTATAATGCGTCTTCATTTACAACAGCAATTAATGACTATTACCAAAGTAAAAATTTATTCTTAAATAATACGTTAACTCAATTGTTTTCAACACTTCAAAAAGATTTACCAAATGTCCAACAAACAAATGAAAAACCAATTTTATCGGCAATTGATGGTATACAAACAAAAGTAGAATTTTGGGAAACCTTTAAAGCTTTTAATGATAAATGGATTGCGGGTGGTAATTTCAAAGACAGAACATTATTCCAAGATGTTTTATTTTTAGATAGAGCCAATAGAGATATTGGTGATGTTGTTTATGTTGATATTTTTAAATTAAAAGATTTCTTTTCAGGAACAACATCTTTGGATACCAGATGTATTGATTTCATAAGTAAAATTGTTGCAGACAATCAATTTCAAATGATGCCTATGCCGGCATACATTAATTTTTGGGGTGTTGGTGATGTAAAACAAGGTGAAACACCAAATGCAGAACCAACAAATGATATGGCTAATTCTTTGTTTGGGACATACTTGGATGTTGATTATAGATATTCATCTCCAAGATTTGTATGTTATTTCGCTGGAAAACCAAGTGAACATTTAGATATGCGAGAAAATCCTGAATATAAATGGAAAACAGATGCTTTTGATTTTACACCATCTAGAATGCCTTTAATTGATAAATTACAAGGAAAAAAAGATTGGGCGCAATCAAATAGGGTTGTTGCGTTTAATGTTGATTTTGGAACACGAAATCAAAGTATGTTTTACAGTATACAATTAGACCAAAATGCTGCCGCGGCAACAACTGAAAGTAATAGAGTTATTACAGATATGGGTAACCAAGCTGGCGGTACAAGGTCAAACACTCAAAACAATAGTTTATGGAATTATTATAAAAATAGAAGTTATGAATGTAGAGTTGAATCAATGGGTAATGCAATGATTCAACCAACAATGTATTTTAATTTACGTTATGTTCCAATGTTTAGAGGTCCTTATATGATACAATCTGTTGAACATTCAATAGATGCTGGACAATTTAGAACTTTTTTTACTGGAATTAGAATGCCATTATATTCATTACCATTAATAGAACAACAACTTATGACTCTTAACACTAGTTTATTGTCTGAATTGGTTCAAGAAGTTAGAAGACTCAAAGAAACTGCAACAACAACTGCCCAAGCAAATGTTAATATTATTACAATTGGAAATTCTATCCAACTAAATGGTAAATATACATCTTCTGATTCTGTTGAATGTCTTAAAGATATTCAAAACGCAAATGTTAGATATCAAAAATATACTGGTGTTGAAAATACAATTCAAAGATTATCATATGGTGATATGGCAACATTGTTAAAGGAAAATGTTAGTTCTAAACCAACTAGAGCAATGATATTCTACACATCTTATATAAACGCACATGATGATAATAATTTTGTTACATTTAATTTTGATTTAGCGGGAACTCAATTAGGAGGTACGCCATATCCTAAAATATCATATGCTGAAAAAGAAGTGTTTTTTACAAAAACATATGCTTGTAAAACAAACCAAAATGGTACTACAACACCATTTGCCGTATTTACTGATTTTAAAAACTCAATAGATTTTATGGAAAGTTATTATTTTAATAAACAAGCTGGTAGTTCAAAAAGTTTGATTAATGTTGGTACTAATAAGTGGATAACTAAACAAGATTATATTGATAGTATGGTGACAACATGGCTTGGATATTGGCCAACTAAAAAGTTTAATAATCCACAAGAAGAACAAACATTTATTGTTAAAAATCAAAATAAAGTACCTGATTTGAAAAAAGCGGCATCTGAAGTAGTGGAATTAATGATAAAATTTAATCTTATAAGTTTTTAAGATATTTATATAAAAACTATAGTTATGAATATTAAACAACATTTAGACAATTATCTTGGTAAGAATACCAGATATACCGAAAAAAATGCCGGAAATGGATTTACCGAAGTGTGTGATTTGGACACAGGTAGCTGTTACACTGTTAGAGATAGAGATGGTCTTATTGAAAGAGTAGACAACACTTTAAAAACTAATAGAAAAGTCCAAGTTGAAACACCACAAGGTTTTAAACAATTATTAAATGGTTAAAAAAATGGGAATAGACATTAAAATAATTCAAGAGATTAAGAGACACAACTCAATTAATAACTACATAATGGAGCAAGATGCCTTGGGAGATGTTCCACCTGCAGACCCAACAGCGGCACCTGCACCCGACGCTGCAGCGGCTCCTGGCGGAGACCCAACATTAACAGCACCACCAGCATCACCTGAAGTTATTGATACTGCAACAGACACTGAAGTTGAAAAAATTGATAATGTCGGACAAAGCGAAGAATCAGATGATGATTCTGGTAGTGAAGAATTGGATATTACAGATTTGGTTAATTCACAAAAAAATGTTGAAAGTAAACAACAAGAATATTTTGACATGATGTTCAAACAAATTGAAGGTCTACAAACCAAGTTAAATGCTATGGATGATGTATTCAACAAATTGAACAGTATGGAAGAAAAAATTGAACAATACAGACCAAAAACACCGCAAGAAAAATTAGAATTAAGAAGTCTTGATAGTGGTCCGTTCAACCAAAAACTTTCTGATTTTTTTGATGACAAACAAGATGACATGGAAAAAACTGGTAAGAACGAATACGTGTTAACATCCGATGATGTTGAAAACATTGTACCTTCAGATATTAAAAAATCATTTGATGAATACGGTGCTGAACCCACTGGAACTTCATTTAAAATGGGTTGATTTTTAACAACTTTTTACTATATTAAAGGGGTCACGTTGTGGCCCTTTTTTATTTGGCGAAATGATTTGACGAACAGAAAAATAACAACTATAATTTATAAACTAACAATCTAATTAAACAAAAAACATGATGAGTTCACTTGACGCAGTACTTTCACAGTACGAAAAAAACACACAGTCTTTCGGAGACTCTAACCGAATGTCCCAAGAGGAAAGAATGAAAAAGTATTTTGCTTGTATTCTTCCACAAGGGCAATCTCAAGGACAACGTAGAGTACGTATCCTTCCTACACCCGATGGTTCTTCACCTTTCAAAGAGGTTTGGTACCACGAATTACAAGTGGGTGGTAAATGGCAAAAATTCTATGACCCAGGTAAAAATGACAATGAGCGTTCACCTTTGAATGAGGTTCACGATGAGTTAATGTCTACCGGCAAAGAGTCAGACAAAGAATTGGCTAAACAATACAAATCTCGTAAATTTTACATCGTAAAGGTTATTGACCGTGATGCTGAAGACGAAGGTGTAAAGTTTTGGCGTTTTAAACACAATTACAAGAATGATGGTATTCTTGACAAAATCATTCCAATTTGGAGACAGAAAGGTGATGTAACTGATTCACAAAAAGGTAGAGACCTTATTGTACAGTTGGTTAAATCTAAAACTCCTGGTGGAAAAGATTACACAACAATCCAAACTATTATGCACGATGACCCAGCACCTCTTCACGAGACTGCTAAGGTTATGGAAGAGTGGTTGGCTGATGAGTTGACATGGAATGATGTTTACTCTAAGAAACCTGTAGAATATTTGGAAGCAATCTCTCGTGGTGAAGAACCTCGTTGGGATAGTGAAACAGGTAAATACTTGTATAGTGATTCAGGAGATATGATGATGGGTGGTTCTAAATCAGCACCTGCGGCTCCTGCTGACCCACAATTATTTGACGAACCTGCTGAGGACTTACCGTTCTAATAAAACAAAACATCATGTATGGTATCTTGTATGGTACCATACATGATTAATTTATAACACATATGGCAATCAAGAAAAACGATTTTAATTCAGTAAAGAAGAAATTCTCAACTTCGGCGAAGTATAAACCACAAAGATACTTTGACTTGGGTAAAGATTTCTTGGACGCTGTAGGACTACCAGGACCCGCCATAGGACACTTGAACATGTTCTTGGGTCACTCTGATACAGGTAAGACAACGGCTCTCGTAAAGGCGGCTGTATCAGCTCAAAAACAAAACATTCTTCCCGTGTTCATTATTACCGAACAGAAGTGGAGTTTTGAGCACGCAAGACTTATGGGTTTTGATTGTGACGAAGTGGTTGACCCCGAAACAGGAGAGTTAGATTGGGATGGATTTTTCATCTTCAATAACAATTTCTCTTACATTGAACAAATCACAGATTATATTAATAGTTTGTTAGATGCTCAAGACAAAGGTGAATTGGAATATGATTTATTGTTCCTTTGGGATTCAGTAGGTTCAGTTCCTTGTAAGATGACTTACGAAGGTAAAGGTGGTAAACAACACAACGCAGCGGTTCTTGCCGACAAGATTGGAATGGGTATCAACCAACGTATTTCAGGTTCTCGTAAATCTGATTCAAAATACGAAAATAGTTTGGTTATTGTTAACCAACCTTGGGTTGAACTTCCTGACAATCCATTCGGACAACCAAAGATTAAGGCAAAAGGTGGTGAAGCAATTTGGTTAAACTCATCTTTGGTATTCTTGTTTGGTAATCAAAAAGGTGCGGGAACAAACAAAATTTCTGCAACAAAAGACAAAAGAACTGTTAAGTTTGCAATCCGTACAAAAGTTTCTGTTATGAAAAACCACATCAATGGTTTGGGATATGAGGATGGAAAAATCATCGTAACACCACATGGATTCTTGGCAGGAAAAGACGCAGCAGAAGAGAAAGTATCTATTGAACAATACAAGAAAGAAAATGCTGAGTATTGGAAAGAGATTATTGGGGCTGATGGAGATTTCAGCTTGTTTGAGGAAAAAGAAAGTGAAACAGTATAAACAATAAATTGTGAAGACACTCTTAGTAGATGGTGATAACCTATTTAAAATTGGATTCCATGGGGTCAGAGACCTCTTCGTGGAAGGAAACCATATCGGGGGTGTCTTTCATTTTATCAATACCCTCAGAAAACAAATTGATGAACACAACTACGACAAAATTATTGTCTTTTGGGACGGTGACGACAACTCTGCCGTTAGACGTAAATTATATCCTAACTACAAGTTAAACCGTAGACAGAGTATGAACGAGTTTAAACTTGAGTCATACCACACCCAAAAACAAAGAGTAAAAGAATACCTTGAAGAATGTTTTGTTCGTCAGGTAAGAGCAACTGAATGTGAGGCGGATGATTTAATTGCCTACTATTGTCAGATTGCTAACGAAGAATCAAAAACAATATTATCGGCAGATAAAGATTACTTCCAATTAATTGATGAACATACATCAATCTATTCACCAATTTCCAAAGTCACATTTAAAGTTGGTGATAAAGTTAAATTTGGTGATACAGAATTTCCACACTATAACGTATTGACACTTAAGATATTAACTGGTGATAAGTCAGACAATATCAGCGGTATATTAAGATTGGGTGAAAAGAGTGTAATAAAATACTTTCCTGAGATGCTTGATTCTATAGTAACTTTTAACCATATTTTAACAAAGGCACAGGAACTTTTAGAACAAGACAAAAACAACACAACTTTAAAAAATATTGTAAGTGGAAAAACAAAAGACGGAGAATTCGGAGAATCATTCTACCAAACAAACAAAAAAATCGTGGACTTACAGAATCCACTCATTTCTGACGAAGGTAGGGTACTTGTTGAACAATATTATGCCGACACTTTAGACCCTGAAGGTAGGGGTTACAAAAATCTAATTCGTATGATGACAGAAGATGGATTCTTCAAATATCTCGGTAAGAGTGATGATGAATTTATAAAATTTATACGACCTTTGATGAAATTGACAAGAAAAGAAAAAAGACAACACAAACAACAAATAGAAAAATAAAAAAATTATGAAAGAAACAGATGTAATTAAAATGGAGTTCTTGATTACCTTGAACAACAACATCGTAATCCAACGTTACTTTAACGTAAGAGATTACAATCCACAAGCTCGCAGTTCTATGGAATTGTATCAGTATCTAAGAGACTTTGTAGAAGGGTTTGAGTACGGACAAAAGATGCGTTCGGTAGTATACCTTTTAGAAAACAAAGACGAAATTTTGGAGAACCCAAGTATCTTGCAAACGTCAAATACTGATGGTTCAGAAACATTTAACTTTTTAATAAAGGTAGGAGAACAGACAATTTGTCATAGAATTTTAGACGCGAAATTGTTCCCACCTAAAATAAGATACACCGTAGATATACGCCAGCAAGTAAAAAGTGTATTAAAGGACTTAACTGACATTTTTTCTGATGAAAATTTTGTTACAAGTTACATGTCTTATAGCTTAAACTAATAGTATTTATCAAAACTAACAAGGGAATTTTAATTATGTCAAACAAGAATTTTGAGTATCTAGGTAACACATTTCAACTACAATTATTAAATCAGATTATCTTAGATAAGGACTTCTCACATTCTATCATTGATGTAATTGAACCCTCACACTTTGAAAACAAATATTTCAAAACACTTCTCCAATTGGTGAAGGAGTACTACGTAAAATACGATTGTACTCCATCATACGAAACACTTTCACAAATGGTGAAAAGTGAGTTCCCACAAGAGTTGATGTTGAAAATTCTAAACGACACTATCAAACAGATACAAACTGCGTCTATAGAAGGGGCATCGTTTGTACAAGAAAAATCATTGAAGTTTTGTAAACAACAAGAACTTCAAAAGGCAATCACCAAATCACAAAAAATACTTGATAGTGGAGAATTTGAAAACTATGACAAACTTGAAGAACTGGTAAGAAGTGCTCTCCAAGTAGGGGAAAGTGGAAACAAGATTGAAGATGTTTTCCAAAACTTGGATGATGTTTTGAATGAAGATTTCCGTCACCCAATTCCAATGGGAATTACGGGTATTGACAAGTTATTAAAAGGTGGATTAGCAAAAGGTGAATTGGGCGTAATCTTAGCACCAACTGGCGTAGGAAAAACTACAGTCCTTACAAAAATTGCTAACTCAGCATTTAATAACGGTTACAATGTACTTCAGTTATTCTTTGAGGACAATCCAAAAGTAATCCAACGTAAACACTTCACAATGTGGACAGGTATACCACCTGATGACCTCCCATTACACCGTGAAGAAGTTCTTGAAAAAGCACGTCAGGTCAAAGAAGAAATGACCAACAAATTGTTCTTGAAAAAACTACCTTCAGACCAATTTACAATGACTCAAATCAAGAACATGATTAGAAAGATGGTTGCTGATGGACATAAGATTGATATGATTGTTTTAGATTATATTGATTGTATTGTACCTGACAAAAATATGGGAGACGAATGGAAAAGTGAGGGTTCCGTTATGAGAGGTTACGAATCTATGTGTCATGAACTTAACGTAGTAGGATGGACCGCAACACAGGGTAACAGAAGCTCTATATCTTCTGAGGTTGTTACCACCGACCAAATGGGTGGTTCTATTAAAAAAGCACAAGTTGGACACGTAATCATTTCCGTGGCAAAAACTTTACAACAAAAAGAAATGAATTTAGCAACCATCGCAATTACCAAGTCTCGTGTGGGTAAAGATGGGGTTATCTTTGAAAACTGTAAGTTCAACAACGAATTGTTGGAAATTGATACTGAAAGTTCTGTTACCTTCTTAGGATTTGAAGAAAAGAAAGAAGAAAAGAACAGAGACAGAATCAAAGAACTTATGGAAAAAAGAAAAGAGCGAGTACAACAACCAAATAACTTTAATTAATAAAAAAAAATAGTATTTTAAATAAAATGGACGCATCACAAAAGATATTGTCGGACCTAACGGTCCACATGAAGTATTCAAAATTTATTCCTGAGTTGGAAAGAAGAGAAACTTGGGAAGAGCTTGTAACAAGAAACATGAATATGCACATTAAGAAATACCCCCACATCGCAAGTCAGATTGTGGACGTGTATCAATATGTGTATACTAAAAAAGTATTACCTTCAATGAGGTCAATGCAATTTGGTGGTAAACCAATTGAGATTTCTCCAAACAGAATCTACAACTGTGCTTACCTTCCTATTGACCACTTGGACGCATTCTCAGAAACAATGTTCTTGTTATTAGGTGGAACTGGAGTAGGATACTCAGTTCAAAAACATCACGTAGAAAAATTACCTGAAATTAGAAAACCTAACCCAAATAGAACAAGAAGATTCTTGGTTGGGGATTCTATTGAAGGATGGGCTGACGCAATTAAAGTGTTAATGAAATCTTACTTTGGTGAGCATTTGTCAACACCTGAGTTTGATTTTTCAGACGTTAGACCAAAAGGGGCACAACTTGTAACATCAGGTGGTAAGGCACCAGGTCCTCAACCTTTGAAAGATTGTATTCACAAATTGAAAGGTATGTTGGACGCAAAAGAAGATGGTCAAAAATTATCATCAATTGAAGTTCACGATATGATATGTCACATTGCAGACGCAGTTCTTGCTGGTGGTATTCGTAGAGCGGCTTTGATTTCTTTATTCAGTGCTGATGACAACGAGATGATTGCTTGTAAATCAGGTTCTTGGTGGGAAACAAATCCACAAAGAGGTAGGGCTAACAATTCAGCGGCTTTGGTTAGACATAAAATTACAAAAGATTTCTTCATGGACTTGTGGAAAAGGGTTGAAGCATCAGGAGCAGGTGAACCTGGAATCTATTTCACCAATGATAAAGATTGGGGTACTAATCCATGTTGTGAGATAGCATTGAGACCAAACCAATTCTGTAACTTATGTGAGGTAAATGTTTCTGACATTGAATCACAAGAAGATTTGAACAACCGTGTTAAAGCGGCGACTTTCATTGGAACACTTCAAGCAGGTTATACTGATTTCCATTACTTGAGAGACGTATGGAAACGTACGACTGAAAAGGAAGCGTTGATTGGTGTATCTATGACAGGTATCGGTTCAGGTGTTGTATTGGGTTATAACATGAAAGAGGCGGCTAAACTTGTTAAAGAAGAAAACTCAAGAGTTGCTGAGTTGATTGGTATTAACAAATCGGCTCGTACAACTACTGTAAAACCTGCAGGGACAACATCTTTGACATTGGGAACATCTTCAGGTATCCACGCATGGCACAATGATTATTACCTTCGTAGAATTCGTGTAGGTAAGAACGAGGCAATCTACCAATACTTGGCAATGTATCACCCTGAGTTGGTTGAAGATGAATTCTTCCGTCCACACGACACGGCAGTTATTTCAGTTCCACAAAAATCTCCTGAAGGAGCAATTTTGAGAACAGAATCTCCATTCCAATTGTTGGACCGTGTTAAGAAAATCACACAAGAGTGGGTAAGACCTGGTCACAGAACTGGTTCAAACACACACAACGTATCAGCAACAATCAGTTTGAAAAATGAAGATTGGGAATTGGCAGGTGAGTGGATGTGGGAAAACCGTGACTTCTACAATGGTTTATCTGTATTACCTCATGATGGTGGAAGTTACATTCAAGCACCATTTGAAGATTGTACAAAAGAAGAATATGAAAGATTATTCGCTAAACTTCACACAATTGACTTATCAAAAGTTGTTGAATTACAAGATAACACAGATTTGAGTGGTGAATTGGCTTGTGCTGGTGGGGCTTGTGAAATCAAGTAATATAAATCAAAAAGATAATAATGAAGGGGAGGAGGTAAAACTTCTCCCTTCTTCATTTTATATTGAAGATGAAAAATATGTCTTTACCGAAGAATTTCATTTAAGTCGTGGATACTGTTGTGGTAATGGTTGTAGACATTGTGCATATTTTCCTAAATACAAAAAAGGAAATACAACTATATTTATAGATAATGGCTAATGGTAAAACATACGGGTTAACCTTCCCCTTCGTAATTTCTTTCAACGGTAAGTATTTGGATTTGTCGGATTACTCTGCGGAGGAAATCAGAAGTAATCTAATTCACTTATTATTAACAAGAAAAGGTAGTAGATATTTTTTACCTGATTTTGGTACTGGATTGTTGGAATATATATTTGAACCGTTAGATGGACCAACTTTTAAAAACATTGAATCTGAAATAAGGGATTCTGTACAAAAGTACATGCCACAACTACAATTAACAAATATTAGTATTACTGCTCCAACAGGAGAAGCCGCTGGATTAACAGCAAATTCTGCAGGTGGTGCTACTGACCCCCAAATACAGATGACAAATCAAAACGTAACTGAATATACAGCAACTGTAAGAATTGATTACGCCATTTCAAATGATGTATTTAACACTAAAGATTTTGTAATACTAAATATTTAACATAAATGGCACAAAGAAAAATATCATATACCGTTAGGGACTTCCAAGCAATTCGTCAGGAACTTATCAATTATACAAGGACTTATTATCCTGAGTTGATTGACAACTTTAATGATGCTTCAGTTTTCTCTGTGTTTTTGGATTTAAACGCAGCCGTAGCCGACAACTTACATTATCATATTGACAGAAGTATTCAAGAAACAGTTCTTCAATATGCACAACAACGTTCATCAATTTATAACATTGCAAGAACATATGGATTAAAAATTCCTGGACAAAGACCATCAATGGCTTTGGTAGATTTTTCAATTACAGTTCCCGCCTTTGGTGATAAAGAAGATGAAAGATATTTGGGAACTTTAAGACGTGGTTCACAAGTATCAGGTTCAGGTCAGATATTTGAAAATTTATATGATGTGAATTTTGCGTCACCATTTAATGCTGACGGATTTCCAAACAGATTAAAAATACCAAACTTTGACGCTCAGGGTAATTTGATTAATTATACAATTACAAAAAGAGAAACAGTTGTTAACGGTATTACAAAGGTATTCAAAAGAGTGATAACACCAAATGATGTTAGACCTTTCTTTGAATTTTTCTTACCAGAAAAAAACGTATTAGGGGTTTCATCTATTATTCAAAGAGACGGTACAGCATATTCAAACGTTCCTACGGCACAAGAATTCATGGGTGTTCAGGGAAGATGGTATGAGGTACCGGCACTTGCTGATGATAGAGTGTTTATTGCTGACCCTTCAAAACCATCTGATGACCCGGCAATTAAAGTTGGGACATATATTCAAACACAAAATAGATTCATTACTGAATTTACACCTGAAGGATTTTTAAAGATTACTTTTGGTGGTGGAACAAACACGGCTGAAGACCAACTTAGAGAGTTTGCGGCATTTGATGTTCCATTAAAGATTCAGAGGTACCAAAACAATTCAATGTCTTTGGGCTCAGCACCAACGGCCAACACAACAATCTTTATTCAATATAGAATTGGTGGTGGACAAGCAACCAACTTGGGGGTAAATACAATTACACAAATTGGAGCTGTAGATTTCTTTGTAAACGGTCCTTCAGATATTCTTAACACATCTGTAATTAATTCATTAACTTGTAATAACGTAACAGCAGCAATTGGTGGAGCGGGTTATCCATCAACCGAAGAAGTTAGAAACTATGTTACATTTAACTTTACCGCACAAAACAGAGCGGTAACTGTTCACGATTACGAAGCAATTATCAGAAACATGCCTGGTGAGTTCGGAGCTCCCGCTAAAGTATCTATTACCGAAAATAACAACAAAATCAATATTCAAATATTGTCATATGATGCTAGTGGAAACTTAACATCAGAAGTATCACAAACATTAAAGAAAAACTTGGCTGAATACCTTTCAAACTACCGTATGATTAATGACTACGTTACAATTGGAAGTGCTGAGGTTATTGACTTGGGTGTTGATGTATCTGTTGTTTTAGATGCAACTCAAAACCAAGGTGTTGTAATATCAAGTATTATTGATAGGGTTACAACTTTCTTCAGTCCTGCTGTTAGAGGATTGGGTGAAAATATTGTATTGGCAGAATTGAATAGAATTATCCAAGCGGAAAATGGTGTGTTAAGTGTTACCGACATTTCAATATTTAATAAAGTTGGTGGACAATACAGTTCGGCTCAGACATCAATGCCATATTCAGATTCGGCAACAAAGAAAATCAGTTTAGTTGATAATACAATCTTTGCACAACCAAATCAGATATATCAAATTCGTTTTCCAGCAAAAGATATTGTTGTTAGAGTTAAGAATTATCAAACAACTAACTTCTCATAATTTATTTTATTGAAACATAAACTATCTTTTATAAAATAGTGTATAAACTATTTATGAAAGAAAGTAATCGGAATGTCCAAAACGTATAGAGTTCGCACACAAGTTGGTGTTGATAGACAAGTCAACATTGAAATAGACCAAGATTTTGAACAATTGGAGATATTATCTCTGAAAGTTAGGTCTGAAGAAGTTTATACAAGAATGTGTGCCGATTATGGTGTCATAGCTGGTCGTGTTATTGCCAATGGTGGTTATGGTGTACCAAATGTTAGATTATCTGTTTTCATACCATTAACCGATGATGATGCCAATAATGAAATTATTTCATCTCTTTATCCTTATAAAAATGTTAATAATGATGTTAATGCTGATGGTTATAGATATAATTTACTACCATATGTTCAACAACATACAGGACACGTTCCAACAGGCACTTTTCCAACAAGAGAAGATGTACTTACAAATCCAGCCTTAATTGAGGTTTATGACAAATATTATAAGTTCACCGTTAAAACAAATGGTAGTGGTGATTATATGGTTATGGGAGTTCCAATTGGAACTTACACTTTGGTTATGGATATGGACTTATCTGACATCGGTCCTTTTTCTTTATCACCACAAGATTTAGTTAGAATGGGTAGAGCAACTGCCGACCAAATTGATGGTGGTACTTTTAAAAGCTCAACAAATTTATATGAACTACCACAGATTGTTAATATTAATCAAACGGTAAATGTCCAACCATTTTGGGGTCAACCTGAAATTTGTCAAATTAGTATTGCCCGTCATGATTTTGATTTAAGAAAGGCAGGTATTGAAATTAAACCAACATCCATATTCATGGGGTCTTTGGTAACAGGAGTTAATGACGAATCAATTACCAAAAATTGTAAACCACCAAGAGAAATGGGTAACCTTTGTAATTTACAAACAGGTCCTGGTGAAATTATTGGTATTAGACAAACAATTTATCAAGATACTGATGGTAAACCAATCTTAGAAAAGGCAACCTTACCAAGAGGGGGTAAAGTGATTGATGCTGATGGTACTTGGTTAATGGAAGTCCCAATGAACTTAGATTATGTTACAACAAATGAATTTGGTGAAACAATTTTTAGTAAAGACCCAAGTATTGGTATTCCAACAAAAGGAAAATATAGATTTAAAATAAAATATACACAACCTGCTAATTTTGAAACTAATGAAATTAGAAGAGGTTATTTCTTGGTTCCAAACATTAAAGAACATGGTTGGACCAATTCAACGTCAGACCCATATTATTCTGTAAATGTTTTAGGTACACCATACAAACAAGTATTGGGTTCATATTATTTTGGACTTGATTGGAGTGGATATACAAACCCACAAGAAGCAATTGATTGTAAAGATACTTTTTATGAGTTTCAATACAATAAAGTTTATACAGTCGCTGGACTTATTGACCAATTTAAAAAAGGAACAAACAGGTCTAAATTTATTGGTATTAAAGAAATTACAGACCCATCATGTGCTAGTGAAAACAATAGGTTCCCTGCTACAGATGGTGTTAGAAATTTTGATTTTTTTGTGTTCTTGGTTAATAATTTAATATTACCAATATTTTCAATGTTATTAATTGTGTTGGCACCAATATTACACGTGTTATCAATTGTTTGGCAAATATTAAAACCTTTAATTGCTTTCATATATGGTTCACTATTATTAATAATTTCGGGTATCTGTAAATTTATTAATTGGTTAGGTGCGGATTTAGATTGTCCTGAGTCAAAAAGTTTTAGTGATATATTTGATATGTTAGGTAATCCATTTGTTAAAATAACATTACCAAATTTAAGTTATCCTGATTGTCAGGCTTGTGATTGTGCGTCAGCATCTGTACCGGCAGATAATCAACAAGCGACATTAGTTAAAAATGCATCACAACAAAACTCAACATCATTAAATTCAGACTTTTTTACAATATCTAATTGGGGTACAGCAATCAATCAACATAAACAAGTTTTTGCAGGACAAGCTGACGACAATTGGGCAATTAGAACACCAATTAGAAATGTAGATAGTAATGATTATGATTTTATTGATAATTTACCACCGTGGGAAGTCATCAATAAATTTAATTTAAAATCAAAGTATTTTGATACTGATAAATATGCTGGTTCAAATAGAATTAAAGTTCAAGTTGAACCGGCAATTAACCCAACAAAAAATCACTTTGATAATGTTATGGCGGTATTTGTTGACCCAAATACTGAAAGTTATTTTCCGTCTGGTAAATTAATATCTTTTTCACAACCAAATTTATCAAAAGACCCAAACTTTTCAGGTTATACTTCAGGATACACTACAGGTATAACAGGTACAACAACTATTGGTGGTAGTGTTACTGTAAATTTTGCTAATCCCGCAAATTCAACAGGTTTACAAACAATAACTTATAGTTTATCAGGTTCAACAACTGGAACTACTAAAGAATATAGATTCCCAACAGATATTGAATACTTCCAAGTAATTACAGGATTAACGTATAATGATTTTATAAGTCAAAATTCAAATACATTATCAACCAGTCTTTTAAAACAATTACAACAACAGATTAAATTATATCGTAAAGACGGAAAAGAAGGTGAAGATACTTATACCAATTATCTTAATGAATGGGTTGGAGGTAAACTTAGTATGGTCTTTATGGTTAGAGGGGTTGACCCACAAAGTGGAAGAAAGAAAATTAAATATGATTTATCAAGAATTTTTGGGTATAATACCTATGGTAATAAAATAATTGAAGGGGAATTCTTTTTAAATATACCAGTTCAACCAGGCCTTAAAACTGTTAGACATAATTTATTAAAGGCAAATACTGATAATCAAAATGGTCATTATCTTTATTATCCATCTTATCAATATACTGCAGGAACTCAATATTCTGCGTATACAACAACTTTACAATCTTATTATTCTTCATTAGATACATCACAAATTAATTCTTATTTACCAACAAATAGTAATGGTAATAGTTTATTAACTAGTAAAATGGTTGGTACTGGAACTCAAGGTCAATTATTGGCTTATAGTAATACTCCATCAGGAATTGCTTATGATGGATATGAATATATTGAAGGTGGTTCATTTATTTGGTATGGTAATTATAAAGGTGGAAATCACAAAGGGGTAAATAATAATTTAAAACCACAATTTTATTACGCACCATCTTACGCAAGATACAGTCCAGGTAAAATGGTTGTTTATAGTAACCGAATGGTTATGAGAGCAGATAGACTACCAACAGGTACTGTATTAAATACTGTTGACAATAACGCATTTGCTTGGCAAGCTTCAAATAGTTTAACATATAATTTTTACAGTGATAGTGGAAGTGCTGAAACAGTAGTTCCTGTACCAAGTTTTTCTTTTGGTGATGGAACAGGTGGCGCTGATGTTGTCACAGGTGGAACAATGAATAAAGTATTAGAATCATTTTCTTGTCCTGGTATGGTTGATTTAAATTGCTATCAAGGTGTTGGTACTAATTTTACGGTATTACCAGCAACAAATGATTGTAATACAAATGTTGGTGGAAAAGTAGTTGTTAATGGATGTTATAGTGTTGTTAATCAACCATTAGCTTCTTTGTTTGGTAGAAATAATGACTTTGCATTAATAGCTCAATGGGTTGCAAGATTTAGACTAACATTTGCTATTTGTAGAGGTGCATTATCACACACCTTTGTAAATTCATGGGTTAATGGGACTTTATTTGCATTTCCATTTGAAAACAATGTATTTTTTGACTCTAATAATAAACCATATGTTAGAACGGTTAATCCAATCACGGGTAATGTTAAATATACTTTTTGTGGTGACGTTTTAGTGTTTGACCCCGAGTCAAGTAACTATTATTATCGTTCAAGTCCTTGGAATGGTAGTGACTTTATTGGTAGAGATTCAGCAATGGGTTCATCTAATGAGGTTAATAAAAAAGAATTCATGTTTCCAACAACAATACTTGATTTAGGGCCAAAATATATTTGGACTAAAGATGTTAACTTATCGGCAGATTACTATGGATATCAGATGGACAATTTAACATCAACAAGTTGGAGTAGTGAAAAAGACTTATTACAATTGTTTGTTATATCAAGATTGGTAAATGCCAATTATTTAAGTGAAATTTTTGGGGCTGGTAATGGTTCTGTGGCTTCTTTATTTAGTAGAAATGAAGATAGGGTTGATGGCGATTACGCTCAGATGTTACAGATTAATTCTCAGTACGGTATTGTTCCATTTACTGCAGAAAATTATGTTGACGACCCAAACAATACATTAGACAATCCGATTTACGTTAGTGGTGATGCGGATGGTAATCCTGTATTTGGTGTGTTCTATAGTGGATTTACACAAAGTAGAGATTTAATATCGCCAAGAAGATTGGATAGAAATTTAACAGGTAGTACATTAATTGCTGACTACTTGGGAACTAAATCACAAGAGGTTCCATTTTATACTTGGTACAACAATGGTTGGGGTAATCCATCACAACCTTCAATATTTGGTAATCAAGAAAACACTTGGTCTAGTGCCAAATTTACATATTCGGCTTACAAACAAAAATATCAAAGTATTGATAGATTAAATGCTCCTATGTTTATTGGTGGAAATCAATACATTCAAAACCGTACAGGGTATATTTTCCAAAGAAATGCTCAGGGTGGAAACGAAGCCGCAATTCTTCCTGGTACATTAAATCAAACAACATTAACAAGTGCACCTTGGTACTTCTATTTTGGATTGAAGAAAGGTTCATCAGCAATGGATAAATTTACACAACTTTATATTGGAACAATATAATGAGTCAAGAAACGGATTTCATAGTAGTTAAACCTGATTTAAAATATAAATCAGCTCCTGAGTCAGATATAACTCTTCAAGTTGGTCTTAATCAAACCCAATCTCAGATTACAGAATATGATAGAACTGTGTCTGTTAATTTGGCAACATTGTTTGATGCTGAAAGACAAAAAGCAACTACATTTAGACCAACAATTAAAATTTCTTATATCTATGAAAACAATTTAGTTGGACATACCGATTATACAATTTTTAGAGATAACTTATATTATGTACATCCTGAAAAATCAATTGTTAATGGTATATGGAGTGGATTACCATCCTTTCAAGAGTTTGAATTTATTAGAACAGATATTGATTCAAAACAATTAGACTTTGTTGCTAAAAGTAGTTCAACATACAATTGGAATATTGTTTTATCATATCCATATGAAAATGACTACAACGTTCAAATGCAGTATTATTATCAAAATGGAACATCACTGCCAGCTTGGGTATCGGGTGATGGAATACCATTTAAGATAACAACGGGTTCTGATAACGGAATGCCAATCATACAATTTGTATGTCCTGTAACACACGGAATAACTGTTGGTCAATACGTTCAATTATCATTTTATTATGATAATATGAATTTATTCCAAGTTAGTAGTTTGGGAAACAATACAATTGGTTCAGATGCCTACATATTCAATCTAAACAATGTTGGTTATACTGGTAGTACATTTGCTGCTGGTGTTACTGGTGTGTTTAAAAGAATTGCGGACATTTATAATTCAGGGGAAACAATGTCAAGGTATTATGTTAGAAAACATAAGATTATTACAAATCCTCACGATTCAATCATTACAAGAAATGGTTTTGAATTAAATCCATTTGATGATGGTGCGATGTATCAATTTTCATCATTAACTCCAAACAAAGTTAGCAGAATTGCCAATTACCAAAGTTCAAACACATACAATACAACATTTGCCCGAGATTTTGAATTATTAAATCAATTAGATAATAATAAGAAACCTTTAACACAATTATTCGCAACATTCCAAAATGTTGGATACTTTGGTTGGTTTAATAGATTAAGACGTGGTTGGAAAATGAATATGTCACCTGGTGATACAAATCCTTGGTGGGATAGTACAAATCCATTATCAACAGAAGATAACCTTACATCAAGTTATACTAAAACACAAAGTGGTGTGACATATAACTTTACGGTTAACCTACCAAAATATAGTGGTGATACAATGTATGGTGATTGGTGTGAGTGGAATGAGATTGAACAAACCGAAAGGGTTATTTCTGAATACATGAACAAGATGACCTACTATCAGAAGGCATTTACAATACCATCAACCGCTAGTACAAACACAAGTGGTTTTTATTATCAAGTTCATAATCCAATAACATTGAGAGTATTTTCTGATTATGTTGAAACTGCTCAACCAACAGGAATTGAAGGTATCCCAAACTACGCTTATTTCAGTAATAATAACAAGTTATGGTTATGGAGAGATATTTACACATATGGTTATGTGGACAATTTAGGTAGAGGGGTTCAATATCCATTTTTAAATAATGCTCACTACCCATTCCAAAATATACCTTTTAGATTATACCCTGAAGGTGCGTCATTTGACATAACAGAATTGTACCAAGTAGTACCAGACCCAATTATAGATGGATGCGAATAAAGTAAGAATACTGTTTGATAATCAAACAAAATTTTTAAACATTCCTTTGGAGCAATCTTGGGATATGTATGGACAACAATTGGACCTTGAAAAGTATGAGGAAGATGTATTAGAAAAAATTCTTAATCCAAATGATGATTTTGAGGTAACAAGATTTGACCACCAAACTTATGATGTAACAAAGACATCAATCAATTATGATTTTTATTTGTATCAACAAGATTCACAATTATGGTTGAATTCATATCAAGCAAAATTCTCAACTAATCAAATATACTATTTTGAAGCACCATTTGACAAATCTTTTTGGAAAATAGATTTTTATGATAGTCCAACAACGAGAACACAAAAATCTTATTTTACGGTAATACTACCAGTTCAACAAGGATTAACCCAAGCCACGGTGTTAAACAATACAACACCCGTTACAATTAGAAAACCAAAATATGTTTTGGATTATATTGGTGATAAAGAAGGTTTCTTCCTTTATTGGTTAAAAGGTAGAGGTTTCTTAAACATTAACACATTTTATATGACAGCCAAATTCTTTGATGGAGGTACAGGTCAATTTATTAAAATGATGAATACCCAACAAAACTTATTACCAAATATGTATGACTTTCCACCTGAGAGTTATTTCTATTATAAAGTTGATTTGGATTATCCAACACAAACATATCAGGTATTTAACTATCCAACAGGAAACAGAGCGGGAACCGTAAGTAATCCCATAAAATGGTATGAATATACAAACCCATAATGGAATCACAAACAATGTACGTTAGGGTATCCCCTGAAGTATTAAAAACAATAATTCATGATGTAACCTATTCGGGTGAAACATTTGGTGTGTATTCGTCTATGACTCAAACATTAACTGGTGGAACTAACCATACATCAACACTAACAGGTTTAACGGTTCCCATTTTGTTATTACAAAATACAGTTGACATGGGATACTATTCAGTGTTTGATGGTGCCATTTCACAGATTAATGTTGTAAACAATTTTATATTCTCATCTACAACAGGAAACTCATTTACTTGGAATGTTTATAATACTGCTGATGTAGAATTTAATGCCTATCTGGCACTCTCACAATATTATTTAGATTGGGGTGATGGAAGTCCTGTTATAACCGTAACGGCATACACACCTAATTCTTTGGTACACACTTATAATTCAAACCCAAGTGGATATACAATTACATTATCACAAAAAAGTCCTTGGGGTAATACAAAGGTATCAAAAAATATTAAAACACCATACGTTGAAGTTCCTGATTTTAATTCAAGTGGAACCGCATACTTTACACCAAACACTGGTTCATGGAGTGCAACACCAATATCCTATGATTATATTTTTACGGGAGATAGTGTTAATTTGGTGGACGCTCAAGTATCATCTGATTATGTGACGGTACCATTTACTATTAGTGGTTATACTGATTCAAGAATTAATGACCTTGCACAATACGGACCAAACAAATTCCAACTATTGGTACCAGTTCAAAAAAATAAAGTTGATTATGGTATCATAACAGAAATAAATTTGGTTTATACGGCATACACAATTCAAGATATTGATTATTATGATTATGCGGATGGAACTACAATATACTTTACACAATCATCAGGATTAACCGCCGATTGGATGGTTCAAGAACCTATTGTAAAAAATGAATTACTTTTAGGAGTTATTTCTCAACCAGAAGTACAATCTAATGTATTTATTGAGAGAGGCAAAAACTCCGCACTTGAAAGGATACAAAGAATAGGCGAAGTGGACAATCTCGGAGACCTAATAAAATATGGATATAGATTTTTTAATGTAACATAAAATGGCAACAGGAACATACGGAACAATTAGACCGGCAGATGTATCACCCGAAGACGTGAGCATCATAATGAATTACACACCATCAAGAGATGTAACAGATAATTTTTTGTTAACTAGTCTTGACGCTGCGGCAATATTGAGACCATACTTTAATAACGCAAGTACTGGTGGAAACACAAACGAAATATTGGGTGGTCTTTATAATCTAAGATTACCTGCGGATGTATTTACTCAAATTGGTATATACACATTATATATTAGACCCGCCGAAATAAGAACAACAATTACTGATTGTGGTGTTTTATCGGCACTTCCAAACGTAAAAGGTATTGTTATTGATTTAAGTAATGTACCAAGCCAATATGTTAACAAATTTGTTGCCCAAGGACTTGTTGGTTTTAGAATAGAATATTTAAATGCTGATGGTAGTAAAATACCTAACTTTTTTAGAATTGTAACATCAAACTTTTATTGTGAACCAGTTATTCAAAACTTAACTAACACAGTACAAAAGGCGGTCAGATATAGATATACAGAAGGACAAACTAATTTGGTGTTCTGTACATTATCACCAAGCTCATCACCAACAAACAAACCAAATGCAACTCCGTACATTGGACAACCAGCTCAAAGTATTATTTTATCAAACACATATTTTAACCCTTTGACTTTAGAAGTTCAAGTTTCGCAGTATGATATTGATACATTGGGTATTGCCCTTTACGGTAATCAAACTAAATCTATGGAAGATGGTATCTACACTATCTATGACGCACAAAATAACATTTACCAACAGTACAACTTGTATGAAATCAAGGATGACTTTAATAATTTGTTATATGAGGTTAAAGATAATAGAGGTACTAATATTGATTTTAGTAAAAGCTATCAAAATATCACAGCACAATAATGGCTAAAAAGTTCATACCAAATACAGCGGCTTCAGGAGCAGGTACACCCTTTGATAATATTGTAGGGTTACAAACTGTGCAAGGTGGTGGACTTACACAAGGTAACTTTGAATTTACTCAAGGAATATCTGAAAAATCAAATCGTAATTTTAATATTGGTGTGTTTCAATCACCAGTTTCATTAGAAGATTTAAATTTAGATTCTGTTAATGCTTCAAGAGAATTAATCGCTAAAGAATATAGAGTTTATCCAAATTATGATTTATCACAAGTAACCAACTTTACAATCTTTGGTTCACTACAAAAAAGATTTGAAGTTTCTGTTCAAAGAATACTTAATTTTTTCCCTGCGGCTATTGAAGTTGATGCGTTGTATTATGATTTTACATCGGGTGAAACAGCGTATAATATAACTTACGATTCAGTTGCAAATGAAACAGAATTAACAATTAATGTTACAAGAATTAAAAATCCATTCTCAATTGATTATTCTGTTAATTCAAAAATTAATTTACAAAATAGAGAACAAGAGTTTTCACCATTAAGAGATTTAACAAACAGATATAGAGATTATAGTTTTGTTGTTGATGAACGTCCATATCAAATTATTGATTTTACATCATCATCAAGTTTATATAGTGGAATTATAAAAGTAATCATTATTGGTAACCCGTTTAGTGGTGATGGTTCAACATACAAGTCATTGGTAATTAGACCAAATGATTATTATGTTGAAAAAGCATTCTCTGAAGATTTTGACCAAATAGAACAATTTTTATTAAACAGATTAGTTGTCCCAATTTATACGGCAACATTTAATGTTCCTGTTGATTCGGACAATGGTGTTGCCTCAATACAAAATAAAAATGTTACATGGCAAAAAGATGGTTTATGGAATTTAGATATTAGAACTCAAAGTTTCACAAATTATTTGGAAACATTAAATGTTATTGGTTCTGAATTTGACGCATTTAAAACTAACTTAATTGCTCGTTTCTTAGTGACAGAATCTTTATTAGAGTTTGATACTAATGACCACAGAGTTGCGAAGGTATTACAAATTTACGGAAGAAGTTTTGACCAAATTAAACAATTCATAGATGCTTTGGCATATATGAATTCTGTAAACTATACGCCAGGAAATGATATCCCATCAATGTTGTTAAAAAACTTAGCACAAACATTAGGTTGGAGTACAAACATTTCACCAATTACAAATGAAAACTTTTTAGATTCAGTTTATAACTCAACAGGTGTAACACAATATGCTGGTTATTCAAGAGAGTATACACCATCAGAATTAAACTATCAGTTTTATAGAAATCTTATTCTTAACTCGGCATACTTGTTTAAATCAAAAGGAACAAGACGTTCAGTTGAATTTACATTAAGATTAGTTGGAGCTCCTGAGGCGTTGATTGAATTTAACGAACATGTATATGTTGCAGACCAAAGAATCAACATGAAACAATTCAATGAACAGTTTGCTCAAATTACGGGTGGAACTTATGTTGATAATATAACCACGTATGTGTCTGGTACAACATATTCAATTTACGGAACACAATATACCGCATTTACATCAACAACTGAATTATTTTTAGTTGACCAAGTTAGAGATGATTATCCTGTTGATGAATTTGGTTATCCAAAAGCACCTGTTAATACAGATGACTATTATTTTGAAAAAGGTGCTGGTTGGTTTGAATCTACACCACAACATAGAAGTCCGCAAGTTGTAAACGTAACTCAGTCAGTCTTTACTGGTAATAGTCCAAATGTTCAAACAACATTACAACCATTTACATATGGTCAGGAATATTTTAATAAGTTTAGAAAATTCCCTTATATGAATTTGGGCTATAATTTAAAATTAACTCCTGATAATAAAAAGAGCTGGCAACCACCAGCATATAGAGTTAGTACAGAATCGGGGTACAATGCTTATTACTACGCAGCAAGTGATAAGTTAGTATTGAATGCCAAAAATGTGGATTTATTTATGAATCCATCTCAGGGTATCTTATATAATGTTTGGAAGATGTCACGAGAAAATAATTATCCAATTCCAAATTCAGGTATGTCACCGACATATCCAAGTTTGGGAACATATGATTGGACATTTATTAATCCTGAACCAAATAAAAAGACATTCTTTGAATTTGCTCAAACATATGTTAATTCAACAATTAATGCGAGAAATAGATGGTATTCAAATGATGGTAAAACAAGTGGTTATCCTGAATTGTTAAACATTTATTACAATTACTTATTATCAGAACAAAATGTTGGAATTCCAAATGATAATTTAACATATCAAAAATTAATTGAATATGTTGAAGGTCTTGGTCCATATTGGATTAGATTAACACAACAAATGATTCCAGCATCCACAATATGGAATACTGGTACTCGTTTAGAAAACTCATCACTCCAAAGACAAAAATATGTTTATAGAAGACAAAGAGGTTGTCAGTTAATACCTGTAACAAATGACCCATGTTTGGCAAGTGGTCAATTGTTCTCATATGATTGTACAACTGAAAATACAACATGTGCAATTTATCCTTGGATTGGGGTTAATACTTCAACGGTTAGTTCATTTTCTGAAATTTTATATAGTGTTCTTTATTCTTATTTGAATAGTCAAGGTTATCAACTATCTGATTGTTTAACAAACACATTATATTCTCAATGGTACGTTAATGTTAAAATTGACGGAACAACATTGATTAATACCAAATTCTTTGAAGGTTATGGAACATCTCAAGTTCCAAGCAATAGTCAATGGAAGTCGGCATTAATATTAAACCTTTCACAATTGATAAATGATGGTTATTATTTCTTTGTGAATGGTAATAGTGTAACAGTATATAACTTAACATGTGCTACAACAACATCTGTTAGTACATTACAAATAAACGTTGGTGTCAATATTGATATCACTTGTCAGTAATGAATAACATAAACCAAATATATTTAGTAAACAATGGCATTAGTTAATAAGTTATTTTATAGTTGTGCATTTGGTTTAGGTGTTACAAAAACATTTCAAATTGACACAGCAGGAACTTGGGTTAATAACCAAAGTAGTGTTATATATTCTGGTGATGGTGCTTGTTATGTTTATACAACTAGTTCATCAATATCTTCACCATTACAATCATACGCTACTGAAGAATATAGTACTTGTTCCGCCTGTCAATCGGCAAACCCTGATAATTTATATTATACATTTTCGGCTTGTTGTAATAACACAACATTCAGTTTAAGAAGGGGGGATATTAGTTTAGAACCTTATTTTTATGATGGGGCAATTTTTTATTGGAACATATCTCCAAGTAGTGGAGGTACACCATTGTTTAGTGGATGCACAACTGCAATAACTAATTACACTGGAACAACAATTTACTCTGGTAGTTCTTATTCAAGGACTTATATACAAGGTTGGTCGGATTGTGCTGCGTGTGAAGTGTATGCTCCTTGTGTTGTAACACCAACACCAACTTCTACACAAACGCCAACACCAACTCCTACACCAACACACACTCCAACACCTACAGTTACTCCAACAATTGGTTTAACTTCAACACCAACACCTACTATAACTTCAACACACACACCAACTCCAACTATTACACCAACAATTAGTGGTTTTGGAAATGGAAATACATTTGGTTATGAATTATATGTGACTGGTACTTGTGAGAATGGTGTGGGTAGTATTGAAATTGTTGCCACAGGAGGAACACCACCATATACATTTAATTGGTATGACCCAAATCTTGGAACGGGAACATATAAAACTAATTTATCGGCAGGAACTTATTTAGTAAGAGCAAATGACTCAACAGCACCTGTAAATAATGAGTTTTACATTAACGCCACAGTATCTTCAGGAATATCTTTAAACTTTATATCAGAAACATATACAACTTGTGGATTAAATAATGGTTCATACACTGTTTCCGCGACAAGTGATAATAGTGAAATAACTTATTATCTATACGATTCTTATGGGCTTATAGATACACAAACGACAAACAATGATTTAGCGGTTTTTAATAATTTATCGGCAGGAACTTATAATGTTATTGGTGTAAGTGCTGCTGGATGTTCAGCATCTACTGAGACTTGTATTATATACTCATCAAATACGTTAGAGTATGGATTTTATATTGTTAATGATACACAATGTGCTAGCCCAACAGGTAAAGTTTATGTAACAGGTGTTACAGGTAATTCACCATTCACATATTTGTGGAATGACGGAACTACTGGTACATCAATAACAGGTTTAACTAAAGGTATCTATGAAGTTACGGTAACATCAGGTGATGGTTGTGTTTTATCACAAACTGCTGTTGTTGATTACGTACCGTCATTAGGACTTGGTTCTTGGAGTGCACAAACACCTGGTTGTTTTGAAGCCAACGGTTCGTTATTACTTACAATCACAGGTGGAACGGGACCATTTTATTACTCGGCATCTACAGGTTATGTTGTTGTAACATACGCAACACAATATTTGTTTTCAGGGTTAAGCGCTGGTGTGTTTAGTGTTGCAGTTACAGACGCCGCATTATGTAAAGTAGATTTTGGAACCACATTGGCAACGCCAGGAACATTTACAAGTGTTAATATCAATGCGACAAACTCATTCTGTAGTAAAACTGATGGAAAAATTAGTATTGATATTCAAGGAGGAACGGCACCATTTACATATACAATTATAAGACCTGATTCAACTACAACAAATATTACAACAAATTCAAATACTCATATATTCACAAATTTAGAAAGTGGTGATTACACAGTATTTGTTTCTGACAACTCATCTTGTGGTTATAGTCAAGACATTACAATTTTTGCCGAAAATAAATATACCGTAACAACAAGTACCGAAGCAACTGCTTGTGGTATGAATAACGGACAAGCAACAATCACACTTTCAACAGGTGGAACCGCTCCATATCTATATCAATTAAGTAATGGTGTTTCAATTAACTCAAGTTTATCTGCAACAACATTTAGTTCATTAGGTGGTGGTGATTATACATACACAGTAACAGACGCTGATGGTTGTGTACAAACAGGAATAGTTTCAATTGTGACAGGCACACCAATTTTATTTTCATTATACCCAACAAGTTGTGGAACTGGTTCGGGTGGAACAATGACAGCCCTTATTTCATCAGGAACACCACCATTTACATTTACTTGGTCTGATAATGTTTCAGGAAACCCACAAGAAATAACTGTATCAGGTTTAACGGGTGGAACATATACATTAACATTGGTTGATGCTAGTGGATGTACTCAAACAAGAACATCAAACGTAAGTTGTAATCCTATTGAAACGACATACCAAATTTTTACAATGTGTGAAAGTGATTTCCAATACACATCAGGAACCAAACATGGTATCCTTCAAATGTTAAATGATGGTTACTATGATTTAACATCAGGTAATACAAATTGTTTATTGAGTGCGACAACATTTGTGGCACAAGTTGAAGTTAGTGGTATGACATATAGTCAATCATTCTACACAGGTACAACTCTATTAGATATACCAACAGACACTCAATGGTATGATACTGTTGAAACATTATTATTAACAGTTCCCGGTGTTTCATCGGTGACAATTGATACATCATCAAGTGTTGTTACAATACAAACAAATGGTGTACTTGCCAACCAACAAGTTATTATAGACTTGATAATCCAATATGATATTAATTGTGTAAGTTA